TCACACCGCCAACCCCTGCAAAGCCGCAGGCGTCACCCCGTCAGCATACACCCCCGGCAAAATATCCAGGCCTCCACAGCGAAGAATCCTGCATACAGCCTCAGAACAATTGACTGTAACCTCGCCATCGCCAGGAAGTTGCAAGGCCTGTAATCTCTCTGATACCGCCATTTATGCAAACTATCCAGCCATAAGGTGTATTCAATAGCCGCTTTGCTCAAGCTCTGACTCTTCAATATTTGGCACATCAACAGTAATAATAGTAGTTTTATGGCCATCGTATGCGGTCCGTGGCGATTTAATAAAACCATTGTCTAACGCCTCCAGGATATGGTCCAGCATAAAAATAGCGGCATGACTTGGGTCTGCTCCTGCCCCTTCTACTGCATCAATTATGCGACCAAATGTTGTCTCGGGATATGAAAATAAAACATTTACCTTCATTATGTATACACCTCCCCCAATACAAAAATAGGCCCCGATCAATTAAGACCGGGCCTAAAACTATTACTTCATTTTCAAGTTTAGCAATTGTTTTGGTTACCGCCTCGGCTAATGCATTGGTAATAAGGTCAGACAACTAACTCAAAAGCGGTAATTCACCTATTCCATTTCACATTCCACATCTGTGCCGTCAAGCAAACTTACAATCAATCGCCCGCCGTTATAAACCGTTATCTTCTCTACCAATGCAAAATATAAATCTATGTCAAATTTATCAATTACCCCAGCCTTTGTTAAGATTCCAATAAACTGTTTCGCCTTATATCTTTGAAGCAAATTATCGCTCCACAAACGTTCCTGCCACTTACATATGAAGTAATCCTTATTTTCAACCAGCGTATTAAATACATCAACGAAAGCCTGATATAAAACCCCATCATCAATATGCTTGCTTTCACACCCCTTTTTCCCTTTCCCAGGATACTTCCCGTTGCATTGCCAAACCAACCTTCTAAGCCTTTCATCAGTAGAGTTCCAAACCTTCCTGCCAAAAATCTGGCCGCAAGTACCGCAGATGACTCTGCCTGCAAAAGGATTAGTATTTGTTGCATATTCAAGTTTCTGAATACCATGCTCTACCGCATAAGCTTTTCTGCGCTCCATCTCAAGCTGCACCGCTTCCCACATATCCTTATCAATAATCGCCGGATGACTATCTTCTACATAATATTGCGGTACTTGTCCATTGTTTTCTGCCCGCTTTTTGCTCAAGAAATCAACGGTGTAGGTTTTCTGCAATAAGGCGTCGCCTTTATACTTTTCATTAGTAAGCATTTTTCGAATACTGCCCTCATACCACTTAGGCTTGCCGTGCCAGTTTGGCACCCTATCAAATTGAAGGTCTCTCGCTATTCGATTGGCCCCTTTACCGTTAAGAAATTCCGTATAAATCCGTTTCACTATTTTCGCCTGTTTGGGATTAATAACAAGATTTCCACTAACATCTTTGTCATAACCTAAAAACTTAGTATGGTTGATTTGAAGTTTTCCTTGCTCAAATCGTCTTCGAATGCCCCAGGTTGAGTTTTCCGATATCGACCGCGACTCATCTTGCGCAAGTGAGCTTAAAATCGAAAGCAAAACTTCTCCTTTGCTATCGAGAGTTTTTATATTTTCTTTCTCGAAAAATACTTCTATATTTAATTCTTTTAATAACCGCACAAAAGTTAGTGTATCCAGAGTATTTCTGGCAAAGCGGGATATAGACTTCGTTATGATCATATCAATCTTTCCGGCCTTACAGTCTTCGATCATCTTATTAAATTGCTCACGTTTTTTGGTATTGGTACCGGTAATGCCAGCATCGGCGTAAATTCCGGCCAATTCATAATCTGAATGTCCCTGTATATAGGCGGTATAATAACTTACTTGCGCCTCATAACTCGACAACTGCTCCGCTTGGTCTGTCGACACCCGACAATACGCAGCCACTCTTTTCTTAATTGGCATAAGATTTTCCGCTAGGCTGGTTCGGTTAGCTCTGGCAGGTATAACGGTAATGCTTCTGGCCATTTTTATTCACTTCCTCAACTACAGTTTTTTGTTTTATCGTAAGTCCGCTTACAACCGAATCCTCAATTACGGTGCCCACGCAAGCTTGTTTGCCGTTTTTAACATAGTTACTGCATTGCCAAACAATCTTTTTACAATCATATTTACTGTTCCACACCCGGCGGCGTAAGGCTTCCCCGCATTTACTGCAGTAAAGCATTCCTGTTAGTGAGTAACGATTTTGATACTTTTCCTTTATCTCCGCAACATTGCCTTTGGCCTTGCCCCTAAGCTGCAGTTGCCGCTGTACCTCATCCCATAGTTCTTTCGTCACTATGGGCGAATGGTTATCCAGGATATAAAAACTATCGATTTCTCCGTGGTTAATGCATTTCTTTTTAGAAAGATGATCCTTCCTATAGGTTTTTTGCAGCTTGGCATCACCTTTATATTTTTCATTTTTAAGTATGTTCAGCACTGTACTGGAATGCCACGTTCCTCCCGCAACCGTTGATATACATTCGGCGTTCAGTTCCTTAGCAATCACAAAGGTACCTTTCCCAGTTATATAGTCGTGAAAAATTCGTTTCACAATGTCGGCCTGTCTTGGATTGATTACCAAATCGCCATATTCATCTTTGTCATAGCCTAAAAACCGGGTAGCATTAATCGCTAGTTTCCCTTTTTCAAAATTGCGCTTGTAACGCCATTTCTGGTTATCACTAGTATTTTTGCTTTCCGCTTGTGCAAATGAAGAAAGGACGGTAAGCATCAGCTCACCGTCCCCATCAAATGTAGAAATATTTTCTTTTTCGAATCGGATCTCAACACCTAAGCTTTTCATTTCGCGGGCAAGTTCGAGTACAACCGTGGTGTTCCTCGCAAAGCGAGAGATTGACTTCGTTAAGATTACATCTATTTTCTGCTCTCTCGCCAGTGCAATCATTTTTTGAAACTCAGGCCGATCCTCTTTTGTTCCGGTAAAACCTTCATCGGAAAACACACCAACACATTCATATTCCGCGTTACTTTCAATCAGGTTCCGATAATACATAACCTGGTTTTCTAAGGACTCCCCCTGCGCTTCGCTATCCGAAGACACTCTGGCATAAGCACATACTCGTTTTTTTCTAGGTTCTAAGGGCTTGGTTGGCTCAATGATTCTCACCCGCATCGCGCATCCTCCTCTCTATTAATTCCACTACCATTAATCACTCTGAACCTCTACTTAGTCAAGGAACTAAACCACTCAATAAAGATATCTCCACATAAAAATAAAAAACTGTTGCCTACTATAAAGCAACAGTACATAATATAAAATTTATAACGGTTGGCTGTATTGCTCTAACCATTTTGCCAACCACTGAATGTAGCTTAGGCGGTTTTCCTCAGAAACATTGGAAGCAGCAACCTCCATAGTTATCTCATAGCCTTCCTCATCCGTAAATATTGTCTCATAGCCATTAATATCTAACAATACAATCGCCGCTAACACTGCAACTCGCTTATTTCCGTCGGGAAAGCAATGTCCTTTGACTAAGAAATAAAGTAACATGGCCGCCTTTTCAAATAAAGTAGGGTACCGTTCCACATCAAAAAATGGGTACTACTGCGCCAAAATCGACTCCAATTTTTCTAAGGAATCAGAACGCAATCCACTTCAACCCGAAAAGTTTTTTATACCATATTCATGTATTTCAAGTATATGCTCAACATCCAGCAGTTTCACTTACTTAATTGAGTGAGCATTTTTGCGTATTTCTTTCCGGCTTTAGCTACTGACGATATTACTTCCTGTTTTTCTGCTTTTATTCTACTATCAGCCGCATTTCCAGTAGCACTAATCGAATTTCTGTTTATTAACATCTAGCTCAGCTCCTTCCGTATATTCATTATAGCAAAGGGCCTTGAATATTCAATAGCGCCATACATGTTTAACCTCCCACCCGGAGGTCTTTATTTTTACCCGTACCACGTCTTCTGGAGCCATATGAAACTCAACCGCCACCGCACGATGATCATCATAATTTCGCTGCATGGCTACAGGCACATACACATCCCCCTGGTGACTGCCAAGCCCCAGCGAAATCTCCCAAGACTTATCCAGGTTAATCTTTAGCACATCTACCTTATACGCCGTATCGTTCTTAACCACTACAGTACGATCACTTTCTGCTTGCGCCGCAAGCGGCAAGGACGGATCATGTGAATTAATCCGTCCCTTAACCTGTTCTGCCGCTTTTTCAAGCGACTGTGCTTTTACAATAAAGCTAACCGCAGGCTTGGTATCTTTTCGGTTATATGCCTCCACCAACTCTTGGGCTTCCAGCTGTGCCACGTCGAGTTTTCGGGCTACAAAATCTGCATCTTGCATTTGCTCTTTGTTAAATAAAACCGCTTGCCGCGCATCTTCACCTGTAGTCCGTTGATAGAACCAGACTGCACAAATTGTAAATATTAATAGGAAGGGAACAAGTAAAATCCATCTCCAAGGCCTATAAAAACTCATAGGCCTTTACTTATCTCAGCTGCGTAATCCGTAATTCCTCGGGCAATGGCTTTTGCATAGCGATCCTGCCAAGTTAAGTTTTCTAGCATAGCCGCTTCCTCATCATTTGATATAAAGGCCATTTCAATCAGGCACGCTGGTGCGGCAGTATACACCAATACGTAAAAGTGCGATTCCTTATCCGCATCCCCATCTGAATAATCGGTTCTTCCTCTACGATCTGAAAACTCCTTATGGATTTCTTCATATATATAGCTCGCTAACCGATCCCCGCGGGTATTGCCGGGTGAAGTCCAAACTTCAAAGCCCTTGGCCTCTTTGTTTTCCGCACTGTTACAATGCAGGGATACAAAAACATCTGCTTCCCATTCATTAGATAAAGCGGTTCTATAACTCAGTTCATCGGCTTTCTTATCTTCCCAAGTATTTCTGGTAAGCTGTACTTCATGCCCCGCAGCCGTTAAATATTTTTTAACCAGCTGCGCAACGACTAAAACAACATCGGCTTCCTGTAAACCAGATTTGGCATGTACCGCACCAGGATCAACCGTTCTTCCCGCATGTCCCGGATCTAACATGATCTTCATATCTCTTTCTTCTTTTCAAAATACAGTTTTTGTAGGAAAATCGAAGGATCATTTTTAGAGGTTATCCTCTTTTGAACCCGGCTTTTTTTCTTCTCTAAGCTGCAAAAGTTTTTCTCGAACAATCGCCGGAATCATCTTGCCATACCCCATCCGATCTACGTTTTCCATAATGCTTAACCCTTCATTACCTAAATACGCGAAAATCACCATTGATCTACACGCACTGCTACCAAAGAGAGCCATATCGATCCAGTTGGCAACAATGACCACAAGCAGCATGACCAGTTTTCGTTTAATCCCTTCAAACCCTTTTTTACTATTTAAATCAGCCGTACTCCAGGCAGCAATAACACCGGTCAGGTAATCCATCGCAATAAAAATAAGCAGAGCTTTCACCAACGTATCTACACCACCAATAAGGAAAGAAAAAACTGCGCCCACAGCAGAAAACACCGCCATGATTCGCAGTTCAGTTTGTGTATATTCGACCATAAAGTCCTCCTTTATTAAACCAACCCATATTGGCCCAGCGCTGCATAAAGCGCCCGCACGTCATCTGCCAGTTGTTCACACTTATCACGCAGAGCCTGTATCTCCGTTTGGGAGTACACAGTACTGATTTGTAAACTACCAATGCTATTATCTGTGTTACTTAACGCAACAATAGCTTTAGCTGCCGGTGCCGTTCCAAAAAAACCGATCTTATCTTGCGCCGTATCTTCTTGCATCCACGTGCTTCCCTTAAAGACCATTGCCGTAGAGGTAGCTTTATTCCACACCCGCATACCAGAAAATGGCGCATAAAAAAACCAAGCGCCTCCTACAAATTGCGTAAGAGTGTTTTCTTTACTAGCCCAGGCTCCCGTGGCTCCTGGACCAACAATATATAGGTTTCCCTCTACTCCAACAGGAGGTACTGTGAGCATCATACTTTCTACCGCCGTCTGAACTAATGCATCTAAACATTGTAATGCCATGTTATGGGTAATTTCCTTTTGGGCCTGTCCTGCCACTAAATTAGGCAGTGTTAACCGAACGGTGTTACTCAAACAATCACCTCCTTTCCTATGCCTCGTCCGCGAATACTGCTCATCTGATAGATGCGAACCGTGATAAATGCCTGAACTATTCCAAAGTCAGCTATCTGGTCCGCAGCGGTATAGGTCACATTTGGTGCCGTAACTTTTAGCGTGCGTTTAATAGTTGATTCATTCATAATATCTATTTCATACATTTCACTGGTTTCACTCATCGGTACATCAACATTATCCAGCCACGCCCCGTTACGATCCCGCCGTATCCACGTAATAGTAAGATTACCAGCACCATCCCGGCTAGCAGCTACATGACAAACTGACCAGGGCTGAAACATCCGGCCTGCATTGGTAAAAGTAACTTCCCTATACGCAGCATCCGAAACTGATTTCGTAGCCGGTCCGACGCGATACGTTTTCTCTGCATACCACTCCGCCATCGATGCTTGCATACTTTCGATTCTTCCCGCCTCCAGTAGTACAAAACTTTCTCCAACTGTATGCGAACCAACCTGTTCTTCTGTACCCAGGCGTCCACGCAAAAGTCCTCTCAAAACATAGGTATTTGCCGCAACCAATGTCGCTGAACGAAACTGGATAATTTCTGACCCGATAACAGCAGCATTATACCCATTCAGTACATCTAGTTCCGGCCTCGACTCCAGCGTCCCACTCGCTAGCCATACCGTTAAACCATTCCCCTCATCCCAATATTCCGTTGGACCTACTGCCAGCGCAGTTAAGGCTTGACCAATTGTTCCCTGGCTGAGTACCTGAGTTTTTAAAAGCCAAGACGCGCCACCATCTTTTGTCTCGAAAACATTGGCACTATAGTAGGGATATCCGGTCGCGGCGATATATACAATAGGGTCTGTTCGGGTATCTGTCGGCAAACGGGGTATATCCAGAAACTCGAAGGTAACAAGGGAAGGTTCACGGACAGGCGACGGTTTCACCTCTTCATCAATCGCCCGCTCTATTCGTTTATAGGTATTACCACCAACGTCCGTTCCCTCTACTTTTAAAAACATAGTGGCGCCAAGTGTTGTTTTAGTGAGTTGCACCAACCGCCTGCGCCCGGCTAAATTTAGGTCCAATTGATCGCCGGGAGAAAGAAAAGCCCATGTCGGTCCAAGAGCGGCAGTTATCGTAGACCGTCGAATCCACGCTTCATAGAGCTTCTGTTCCGACATTTCTTTAGCGCGGACATCAGTCAGGCAAAGATTAATGTCCAAAGAGGCAGCATTTTCACTGTTACAATTAACTCGTATCGCTGTTAACGCCCCAGCCTGGTAGTCTTTATCCAACGACAAATATGTCACAGTTAACGTCTTCGGCAATTCCTGGTCATGCTTTCGTTCCACCTGGTAGATTTCGTCTTCCCCTTTGTCACCTTCTTTTGCTCCTAAATCCTCCAATGGGATATAAAATGTATTACATTGTTCTTTCCGCCGAAAAGTAACTTTGCCATCAGTTTCGCACGCGCCAAAGTTATATACGGTCATCAGTTGTTCAACCCGCTCGCGATAGGTCCGATCAGATGATACCGTAAACCCATCAACCGCGATACCAGCTAGGTCACTGGCATCAATATCGGCATCTCCTAAAACTGCATTTAATCCAGCCTTTCTAGAAGCTTCTTTTATAATACCGTCTAAAAAAGCACCATCGCACAAGACTTCAAACGTAAAGTTGGGGATGCGATTACCAAAGTCCGTTACATCCAAATCTTTTAGAACAATATAGGCTAAACCCCTATAGGCGGGAGTCGGTCGCGAAGTTTCGATCGCCGCTATAAACGGATCAGGTTCTTGGTTTTCGGTTCCGGTGTACAGCGTCCAGTTTATCGAAGAACTCTCCTGTGCCCAGAACCGCTCAGTTACTTCTTTACCATCCGCCCACACCCGGCGAATACCAGAAATCTCACCTTCACATAAGCCAATCGCACAGGAAACGGTATAAGAGTAACTGCTAGTTGTAGCTCTCCCGCCGCCCTTACCTTGCTTTTGCGTCTTTTTATGTTCCACAAAGTTAGTACCCCAAATTACATTACCGGAAATCCGAACTGTCCCATAAATCGTATTGATCAGCACTCCATAGGTGGAACACTGCAAACGGAGGTCATCCAGTTTTGCCCCTTGTACACTTGGCTGTTTAGGGCCAAACAAGCTCTGGTCAATATAACTAGCTCCCATCGTCATAACAGCAGCCCAAAAGGGGTTAGCGGCAGCAATGGTGTTTGCAAGAATCAGAGTGGCCACTAGCTTTCCTCCGGGATGCGAAACACATGCCGTAACGACCGCAGCCACTCATCGCTTAGTGGCATTTCCACCGTCCGGTTCACATCCAGCCACGCATGAATAAATTGACCATTACCAGAATCAATTCCCACATGATTAGAAGCTTGGCTTAAAAAAGAAAAAAGCAGCACATCGCCAGGCTGCCTACTTTCTAAAGGGACTTCATTTGCATATTTGGATAACTCTTCCACTAACCTGGTTTCACGCCCCGAAATGGGAATGCGATAATAATCGGTAGAGCACTCCACCGGTCTTCCGGTAACTTCAGTATACACACCACGAACCAGGCCCACACAATCACAGGCTATTCCTTTTAAACTCGCTTGGTGCTGCCAGGGCGTCCCGATCCATTCTCTCGTTTCTGCTACAATTGCATCGCTAAATATTATTATCACCTACCCTCTGGCGGGATTAGTTCCAGCAACCACTACATTGGAACTACCCTGCGTGGCATACCCCGTCTGATAGTCGTTTCCCGGCACATAAGGTTCTCCTCTGAAATTGAGTAAGTTATTGAACCTGTTTATACAAGTAGACAAGTTACGATCACACCCAGCTGAAAGAACAAATGTGTCCCCTACCTCCGGCTTCCAAATCGTCGGCAGATATACCTCGATGGTTCCATCTGCCAAATAGGTTTTCACTTCGACTGTCGTATTTATATTCGTACCGGAAGTCCAGCGGAGACAGCCATAGTCGTAGAATCCCGCTGTCACCTGTACATTTGTCGTAAACTCCGTATCCGATTCTACAGCCAGTACTATTCCCGTTGTTGTATAGTCCGTCAAATTGATTTTGCATTTTACGTCACCCAGTGTAGCTCGGCAAGTCTTTTGGTATACCGCCCCAGCTTTTTGTTGATACGCTTCGGTTAACCCGCGAATTTCGGCAGTAAATCCGTTTTTTCCATAACGCAGTCTGCCGATTGTTCCTCGACGCAATACAAGCCTGGAATCACTAATATTCTTCCAATTAACCAGATAAATGCTTACCTTGGCAAAATCATATACACCACCCGCCAGTTCATTTTGAGTTATACAATCCGCGGTTAACATTCCGTCGACATCAAGATTATCGACGGCAAGCGAATCGTTCGTGTCAACCGCTGTCGGGGTAAAGCCAGTAGCCGCTTCATACGTAACGCCGTCAAAAATAATATCCTGATCATGGCTGGTAAACCCCAAAACTACACCATCTGTTCGTTCAATGCGCCAGCAGTACGCCGCCGTTACTACTTCTTCTGTCATCCAAGGATGAGGATGAGGATCAACAAGCGCTTGGACATATAAAGCGGCAAGTTCCGATCTGTCGTCTATATATCCTTCAGCATACAAATCGGAGAGCTTAGTCGCATTTAGCATTTCATCGGTTAAAAATGCCTGTACATACAACCCCGCAATTTCTGCCGAAAGCCCCTCCATGTATACCGTCCCGTTTAGTTGCGCCAGTTTTGCATTCGCCATATTCGTGCCTTCTCTCTACGGTTTGACCTTATAACCGATCTGCGCCGAATTGCATTGTTCCGGCGTCCAAGTGCCATCAAATTGTATCGTCTTTAGCGTCATATTCGTAGGAGCCGCACTGAGTACTGCTAAATCATCTGTTCCAATCTTTAACCGCCACTCAGAGCTTGGAAGGGCGGATCCAGCAATAGATCGTGCCGATACTTTTATAGATTTTACGCCCGTACATACCAATGGCAAATCACCAATACTGCAAAAAACTGCGTCATCGGCATTCGAAAATTCGGCATACCGCTGCGTTTCCACGAAATCTTTCTTAATAAGCTTGTCTAGGGCCGACGAGGTATTATAAAAGTTTCCACTGTTGGTAACTTGGTATTGCGCACAGATTAGATCAAATGTATTGCTCACCCCGGCTATATACGATAACTCAGAGGTACCTAGTAGTCCATTACCCGCATAGTAGTAAGACGCATCTGAGTTATATTTGTTATCATCCGCCAAAGCACTCACCGATTTTACTTGCGCTGTCTCACAGAAAATGGCCAAACACTCTCCCGGTGCAATCACCCAGTCGGCGGGAAAATCCGTTCCGGCTACAAATGTTTTTATTCCAGTGGCTCCAACAGTTAGCTGCGATGAGACTAAGCGGCGGGTGTGTTTTGTAGGTGTTGCTACATTCCTAGCGCATATGCCGATATAACAAGTTCCAACTGTTGAAAAGTTGGCGGTAACGCTGGTTAAGGTCCCAGCGTACTGAAAGGCTTGTTTTTGAATATAGGTTCGATTCACTGTAAGGCCGCTACCTCCAGTAGAAAACTGGTTGCCCACAAAGTCGTAGTATTTCGGCGGGTTGCTATCGCCTGCTCCGGTAAGGGGAAGAATTACCGGACGCTTGTTAGCAATCCGACCTGTGGTAGTTATAACAAGATCAGAAATATATTGCGGAAGGCTATATCCTGAATACGAACACCAATAGGCACAAGCAATAAGATCAGTTGACAATCCGGTATCTCCGGTAAAGTCTACAACAAGCTCGCCATTTTTCCACACTTGAACAATACCTGCTGTAGCATCCCGTTTAAACCTGACTTCGATTTGTGTCTGTACGCCAACAAGCATCTGAAACGTACCTCTGGCTATATTGTTGGCATATACCGTAACCACCCTTGTGGTATGGTCAATGGCAAAGTACAGCAAATCCGTAGTTAAGTCAGATTTTCTTAAGGCCAATAAGCGGTTTGATGCATAATTTCCGTTGGTTGCTGAAATATAAGTGATTTCCGAAAGGTATACTTCGGATACAGCCTGCGGGAAATCATACCGTAAGACGTAGTTAGAACCATTTTGTAATTCCACGACGTAATAAGGGGATAATCTGGCGTACGCACTATTTCTATTTTGTACACAGTTACTATAATAGGAAAAATCCTCAAGCAACCCCACGGTGTAAAAGGTAAATGACATGCTGTCCTCCTCAAACCTTTATTTCAATCACGCTAATCCCAGACCAAGAATAACTACTCCAATTATCAATATTAATCGGCATTTCATCGGTATCAAAACGGCAAGGAATATCAAATTCAAAATCTGCGGTTACCGCGCCTGAAGGAACCTCCACAAAGGTAATTCTCCCTGTTGCATAGTCCACAGTATAACCATCGGTTTGCAGCGACCCGTTGATATAAACCTTAACAGTGCCTACAACCGGTTTATAAATAGTTCGCACTTCAGTATAGCCTGCTGCATCAGTATACGTTTTTTGCATTTGATACACTAAAGGCGGTCCGCTGCCAAAAACACTACAGCTTTGTTTTACCCCCGTAAAATCTGCCCAATCCTTAAAGCGAAACCCATAAGCCTTACCTCTTCTGGCTCGAAAAAAGGCAATTAATATATCCAATTGCTTTTGGTTCTTCACCCCATGCGCAACGTTATATTTGCAGCGGGCTTGCGCCCAGTTCTGATTGCGCTGTTCTCCGCCACTGGATGTAGTAACGACCCCGGTCGAATAACCGGGGCCGCCTGTAGAACCAAACGATATATCCGGCGGAAACTGCACTTCATGAAAGCTGCTCATAAATTCCGTCTGCCTTGCGCTAGAGCCATATTCATACTGGCTAATATCTGCCCTTGGGACTGCCGAAAGGAATGCGCGTCCGGTGTGGTAATGTTCATAATAATAGTTGGAGTTGCTCCTTGCGATGCTTTTGTCTGACTGGTTTGTTTTGCATTTAAGATATACCCATCAACAGCAGGCACAAAAGTTTCCATGCCAAGCTCATTCACTTTATATAGCGTTCCGGCAGACACCGGACCACCGGCGGCTCTTGCCGGTAAACTTGCAGCAAAAGTGTTGAAACTGCTTGGTGTTGATGTATTAGGTGACAATCCTTTAGTACTCCCACTTACTCCGGTAAATACGGATAGGACCAAGCGGCTGGCTACCCACTGGGCCGCCATATCGGCGATGATTTTCATAATTTTACTGCCTAAGTCCTGCCAAGCATCCCCAATAGACTTTGTACCGGTAAGGATATCACTAAAAAAGCCTTGAAATCCACTATAGAGTCCACTCATGGATTCAGCCATATAGCTCATCGCCGAACGGTGTGCGTTTTTCCACATCTCATAATAGGTGTCTAAATATTCCTGCCGTCCCGCCAGGTTTTGTGCCTCTAACGCTTGCTTTTCCATTAGAAGCTGAAGATACCGGTCAATGTCGCCATCTTTGTTGGCCTCTTCCAACTCTTCTTGGAATTTCACCCGGTCATAATGCAAGTCTTTCAATTTTTGGTTTTTCTCAGCTTCAATGGCTACTTGCTCTGCTGCAACCTGCCGCGAAAAGCTCACCATACCATCCGCCGCAACTTCAAACTGAATCCCATTGGCCTGCCAGGCTTTACAGAACTCTTCCTGCTCTAGTTGGGTAGCACTAGCAAACTCTGCTGTCCAATTCCGATATTTACGCTGAACCGCCTCTATTTGTGCCACAGCCTCAGTTTCAAGATCGAATTTTTCTTTTACCACCCCTGTTTTACCGATAGCGCCTAACTTAACACCTAAAGAACGCGCCGTATCTGCTGCCTCATCCCAGATGCTGTTTCGTTTCTTTACTTCTTCCTCCATAATCTTACGACGGCGCACAGAATATACAGCTTCCAGTCGAGTTACATCTTGCTGATAGGTTTCATTGGCTGCCTTGGTTTCTTCCAAGGCAGCCATTTGTTCTGCTTTCCAAATATCCAGCTGTTCGAGTTCCGTTTTGGTGGTTTGTATCCATTGGCTTCGAATTTCTTTAGTTACTTGCTCCGCTTTGTCTTTCAGTTTATCCCAGGTACTCTTTCCACTACCAGCACCAGTATTAACGGGAACGACAGATTTCCCACTGCCACTCAATCCAGTAAAAGTCGTAGATAAGCCGCTAATACTTTCCTTTAGGCCCTCAACGCCGGAAGTAATTTTATTACCAATACCATTCCAAGCCGTGCTAATACCATTAGCGGCTTGTCGTGCCTGCTCGGATGCCGCAATCGCTTCTTCTCCTGCAGTCGCCGCACCTTCAGAAACACTTTGCAGCCAGCCAGCGGTAGCTTGTTGAATGCCGCCGCCAAAGAGATTAAGGAGCGGCATAATCGCCGCTAATACCTTCTCCACGCCGCTATATACCACACTTTTGAGTTCCGCCCATTTTTGTACGGTATAACTAACCACCCCGGTCCAGGTATTGGCAAACAAACCACCTAATGGCTCCCAGGCTTGCCAGATCACCCAAGCTACCGCTCCAAGAGCCGCGCCACCCGCAATAAACGGAGCTAATGGCGCAATTGCGGTCCAAGCAGCAATGGCAAAAGAAACAAGGGCCGGAATAGCGGCAGCAGTCAAGGCACCAGCCACAACAAATATGGCCAGCGACAATTCTTTAGGTATCAATTCCCGTAAGGCGGCATTCACTCCGCTCCCTTTTATATACCCCGTAAATTGGTCAAGGTAGGTGGCTAAATTCTGCATACGCGATTTAATATCCAGCACACTAATCAATTGGTCGCCCATTTCACGCAGAACAGCATTTACATTGTCTTTTATTGTACTGAACAGGCCGGGGATTTCTTGGGATAGTCCGGCCATTCCACCTTTGAAATTGCTCTGCATTCCACTCAGCACCGCATTAATCCCGGTGGTACTGTCAATCGCTCCATTTTCCGCCAGCTTCATGGCCGTAGGAATATCTGTTCCAATTGCCTCCGCAAGATACCGCCAGACAGGAACTCCAGCCTCAGCCAATTGCATCATTTCTTCCGCGGAGACTTTCCCTTTTGCCTGCATCTGGCCAATGGCAAGAGTCATTCGATTGACGCCTTCTTCGCCAAGCCCAAGCATGGCAGCACCGTCTCCTAACGCAGCCATTATCGGCAGAATGTCTTGGGCGGCAAAGCCAAAAGCCAAAAGTTTCTTAGATGCGGTTACGAGTCCGGGAAGTTCAAACGGGGTTTGAGCGGCAAACTTTGCTAAATCTCCTAGGAACACCTCGGCCTGCTGACTGTCTCCTAAAAGCGTAGTAAACACTCTTTTATTGGCTTGCATGTCTCCGGCCAGCTTTATACTGGCTAATCCTAAAGCTCCCATGGCCACTGCCGCCGCGCCAAAGCCGGTAACTACGCTTTCCGACATCGCCATGGCCTCAGAGCCGAAGCCCTTTCGCATGGCGCGTTTCGTACTTTCCCACTTTTTAAGAAAATCCGAGTTATCTCCACCAATGAAGATGGTCATGGAAGCATTGCCCGCCACCCATTCACCCCACTTCTGCAACCAATTTCGCTAGTTCTGTCTTTACTTCACCCTGTGTTTTTTCGCTATGCTCTTTTGTTTTAGGATCTTTTCCTAACAGCATTTCCACAGTAACAGGCCGTTTGAGTTCATACGAAGTACAGGTATTAATAATTGGCGCAACAAATCTAGCCGCCTCTATTTGCCGTTCTTGTGTCCGCCAAAGGTACCCTTCCACTAATTCTTGGAACTCTCCCGGCGTAAGCCGCCCAAACTCCCAAGGTTTGAGCGCCAACGCTCCGTAAGCAATAGGAGTCATCCGGCTCAGCCACTCGGTTACTGTGGCTGAGCCTCGTTTCCCAGGTCACCGCTCATTTCTTCGCTTTCTGTTTCCATTTCTTCGCCCAAGATCTTGGACTTTCTAACCGCTTCGCCAATTTTAACGGCAAGGTTCTCTAAGGTCCCACCGGTTTCCAAATACTCTTGCATCATTAGCCCAACCCGCTGCAGGGTCAAGCCCTTCTCGGCATGTTTTAAGCCACCCCACAAAAGCACCCGGATCGCAGAAAAACCTGCTGCCATCGGATTCCCCAGTACATACAACAGCGATTTCCCGCCCATAAGTTCTTCCATGTCTGCCGCCGCATTAATATCATAACGAAGTTTTCGTTCTTTACCGCCAATCGCGATATATACAGACCCTGTCATTTACTAAGCCTCCTCTTATTTATATAAAGATAAAAAAATAAGTGCATGGAAAATACACTTACTCTTACTATACCGGGGCAACTCCTGGCGTCGTATCGCTTGATACGGGAACAGCAATAAGGCCTACACAGGTGCCATTGGCTATGGCAATATTTAGCGTTGAATCATTAGCCGCCGCTATTTTCCGGGTTAGAATAACCGCAGCTCCCACGCCGCTAGTATCAAAAAGAGCAGCTACGCCACTATCTACGCTTAACGCTTCCCGTACTTTTTGCGCCACTACGGCTGCCGAATCGTTCTGGGCCACGGCCACACTCAAGGTTTTCGGCGATCCACTTAATCCCGCTGCAGTAATAGTAAGTGTGGCATTACCTGCAGTTGTAACCGTACCGCTTACAACTAACGTTTCTACTTGTTTCATCCCATTTACTTCTTCCGGAGCACCACTGCCATCGAGCTTTATCTTATAGGTGGCTACCCCATCATGCGGGGCTTCTTCAGATAAATCCGTGATAGCCGCATAGCCTTGAAACTTACTGCCATCTTTGCGTACATACCGGACATGCACTAAGGTTCGGTTATAGAAGCACGACAGTAACTGTTGCCGGGCGGCTTCCACGGTTAGCCCAGCCACATCAGTCAGCATAACGGCATCAGCATCCAGGCTCCAGCTCATAAGTCCGGGAACACTGGTTGTCCAAGCGCCGGATAACTTGTTACTGGCATCAATAACCGCCGCCGTCATGCTGAGTGTGGCACCACGCTGTCCTCCAATAATAATCCAAACCGGATTTTCTGCCGTTCCGGTGTTGACCTTGAGTAAAAAGTCTACACCATCGCTAGGAAGTAAGGGCATTTCATCCCTCCTTGATGTCAATCATAGTCAATTTAAAAATAATAGTAGCTTCTCGATGTATTTCGTAACGTTCCACTGTATGGCTGTCGATCGCACTCTGTACGATCTGCCAATTATCACTTACAAGCAGCTTAGGGTGCATAATGGCGGAAATAGCCTGATCGGCTAATTCCGCCACTTCTTTATCGCCTTGATACTCGCTAATTACCTTAATTGTCGCATTTACCAATGCTCCAGATAGGGTTTTCGTATTCCAGCTTTGGGCCGCAGTATCGGTTAACACCACAAAGGGCGCTTTCTTGCCAACCGGTACTGCGTCATATACCGCAACTTTCATAGCGGATTTCAGCCGTTCATATATTGCTTTATTTAACGGAGATACGGGTGACCGGATCATGGATTCACCTCTCGCCGGACAGCGGCCTTTATTTTTTCTTCAATCCCAGGAAGTAGTTCTTCTCTGGCTTTTTCCGCGAAATGTTTGGCTTTCACACCTCGCTTGGTTCCATACTCCTGGAGCGGTGCATGGGGTGCTTTCGCCCGAACCATGCGACTAATGCCATATTTCCCTTTTTGCGAAACAATACTTTTTCTTAATCCACCCGACTTTACCGGAGCCAATGCCCGCTCACGCTTTCGAATTTCTTTTGCCCCAAGTTCTGCTTCTTTTTCGATTGTTAGGCTCACATTCCCGGCAACTAAGTTGCCAAACGTAAGACATTTATCAATACCCGTAACCCGAATCGCTATCTGCATCAATTACTACCTCCCGGCACGTGAGTCGAAGATACGCTTTTTTCTCTCCTTCATCAACAGGCGGCCCAATTTGTTCAAAGATACGATTTTTATATTCCAGTCTGTCGGTTACCACTATATCCCGGCGATACCGAATGATAATCTGCTGCACAATTTCAGGCACCATCGCTTCGTACTGATCCTTCATGGTTGCGGTCCGAGTCGTAATCTTAGCCCATATAATAGCTTTTTGTACATAGGTGGTCTGAAATCCGCCTTGACCGTCCGGCTCTTTGGTTTGCTGATGTAAACTTATCCGGCGATTGAGTTCTCCTGGGTTCAAACATCTCTCCCCTTGTTTCTGTGCAAATAAAAAACCCGCAGTAGAAAACTGCAGGCCACATACTATTATGGATTTTTTAATGTTTTGTCATGCTCACCAATATTGCGGAGCAATACACCGTCATCGGTATATTGCCACGTCATGCGAATCCCCATAGTGACACTGGCTTCAAATAACCCTTCCTGGCCTTGAATCTTTTTTGTACGTAACGAAGGATGTCGCGGATTTTCTACCATCAACTCTAGCTTGGTTTTCAGCGCTTTCTTAATTTCTACTGGCAATACTTTAACTTTTTCCCTAAAAAGCTCGGTATAGTAAATATTCATAGTTCATCCAAACCAAGTCCCTTAAAAAGTTCGTCTTTGTTTTTTGCCAGTTTTACCTTGCCATCATTAATCTGTTGCTCCGCTTCCAATTCATCTTTTTGCCATTCTTTCGAATAATACCATAGTTGATCACGGGGAATAACCACGACCGGCGTAATAACCAACCGTCCTTCTCTTTCCTCAATATCCAATTTATCTCCAGGTTTCAACTTCATCTTTTTTAACAACTCAACGGGAATTGTCACTTGTGATTTTCGTTTCAATTCAACAAGCATTCCACACGCCTCCAGAATTAAGTTTGAATGTTTAACTTTCTAACTTAATTCTAGTTGAAATTACTACAAATAGCAAGCATATAACACCCGATCTATATTGGCTAATTCTTCATCTAACACCTACCATTGGTGCATCCTATACGGCGAAAGAAGCGTGTATACCACTTTCGGGATAGCTTCGCCAATCCTTTGTTCATAAAAATGACCAATAAGAATAAGCATGGCCTGCTTGACTGGCAAGGGAAATTCCTCTTGTAAGGCAATTTGTAGGTAGTCTTCACAATGTGCCTTGGCCACCGCTATAAAATTAGCGAGAAGGATATCTTCCTCCTCGCCGTCAATACGTAGGTATTCTTTTACTTCATCTAATTGTAACATTAGTTACTCCTGTGCCTTGTTCATCAGCCCCGCCGCTTGCAATTTTTGCAGGAGCGCATTAAAGTCGACTTTCAATTCTTCCACCGTGCTTGCGCTGCTCTTTTCCTGAAAGCTCGCGCTTGTTAGTGGTGTTCCATTTAGCAAGATCACTCCTTCAGGTGTAATTTCAATAATACCACGGACTACCCATCTGTCCCCACCTTGATCAGAGTAGTTTTTTGTCAGCCTCATTCCACACCTACGCTTTCATTTGCAGTACTTTTATAGCTTCGGGTAAAATAAGTTTCCCATCTACACGCTGGGTTGCTTTAAAACCGACTTGGCCGGTTACAGCAAACAGTTCATTCAATCGCTGGAAACTTCTTCCCTGCCGGTCGGCCACCCAATAGTAGCTAAAGTCACCAAAGGCGATAACTTTGGCGGATGCTGCAAGGGAAGGTACATAGGCTGAGGTTTTTACCGGGCGGCTAAACAAAGTATCCGGCTCCCCTGCCGTCACTGATGGCTGCCAAAGATACTGCCCGTTCCCATCTTTAAGTTTTCGTATAGCTTTAACGGTAGCGTCATTGGTTACGAACACAGCACTTTTCCGATAAGGTGATTTTAGAGAATAGTATAAATCCATAATTTCATCAAACGTAATGGTCGTAGTACTGGCTGCCGTAACCCCAACTCCGGCTCCAGCCGTGTTATGAAAGATGCCGGTCGGTTTTCCTGAGCCATCACCAACAAAGAAGGCTTCTTCTTCCTTAGCTCCCATACGCCTAGCAAATTCTCTAGCAATATATTGCTCCAGATTAAACACGTTGTCGTTTAGAAGTTCCTCGGAAACTTTAATCAGCGTGGCTAGTTTATATACGCCAATGGATACTTGTCCAAAAGCATCATCTGATTCCGGTATTACAGCTTCTTCTTCCACCCAGGAAGCTGTGCCTTTTGATGCGACTACCGGTATTTTTTTGTCCCCGGAGGAAGTGGTAATGACCTTAGCAATTTGCCGAAACAAGTTTTCTTCCTGTAAAGCTTCCAACAGCGTACGTTCAAATTCATCCGGCACCAGGTAACCGCCTTCACTATCAGTACCAACTTGCAGCGCATTGTGTACGGAAAAGTTAGATTTACTCCGCATCGCGGTCCAGAAGGCTTGGGTATATTCCTTGGTAGCTCGAATTGGCTTTTCCGGTTCCTGCACTGCATTGGGCTGATTGGTAATGGGCGGAGTGGTTGGTTTGGAAAGTTCCAGGTCCAAAATAGCCTGCCGTTCTAAGCGTTCAATTTCTTTGCCTAGATTCACTACATCCTGTTCCATTTTTTCATAGGTTGATGTATCTTCGGCGGATAACAGTCCATTGTCGTTTCGGCGGCTGTCTAAAAATGCCTTGGTACTATCCCAAAGTTTCGCCCGTTTCTCACGCAGATCTAATAT